CTGAGCTCAAATGGGACGGTAATAATGTAATGGGAAAGGCACTTATATTGGATACCCCTATGGGACAGATCGTAAAAGGTCTTGTTGAAGGTGGCGTACAATTAGGTGTTTCTAGTCGTGGTATGGGTACACTTGTGCAGAGAAATGGTGTTAATACAGTAGGTGAAGATTTCATGCTTTCTACTGTTGACATTGTCCAAGATCCATCAGCTCCAGAAGCCTTTGTTAATGGGATTATGGAAGGTGTTGAGTGGATTTATGATAATGGTATTTTAAAAGCACAAGAGATTGAAGAGTACGAGACTGAGATCAAACGTTCATCGTCAGTTCAGCTTGCTGAAACGCAGATGAAAGTTTTTAAAGATTTCCTCTCAAAACTTTAACACACTCTATAAAAAAAGGAGTAAATTATGTCTGAAGAGACCAAGGTACAAGAGTTGGATCTCGTCAAAGACGTTTCAGAAGAAGAGCTCCGTGATGAAGAACTCGTTGAAGATGTTGAAGCTGAGCACGAGGAAGAATCGGTCACAGAACTCGATGAAGGCGCAGCTGAAAAATCTGATGAGCCTGCATCCGCTGAGGTAAAGAAAGCAGTAGCGTCCGCGCCATCTGCAACTGAACCGAAGACCAAAGCTGGTATGGTTAATGCCATGTACAAAGAAATGTCTAAGATGAAGAAAGAACAGCTTAAAGCTGCCTACGATAAAATGATGTCAAAAGATGACAATGACGATGATGATGACGATATGGAAGAAGGCAAGCACGCTAAGAAAATGAAGGAAGATTTCGATTTTACTTCAGATCTTGACGCACTTGTAGCATCTGAAGCCACTTTGTCAGAAGGCTTTCAACAGAAAGCTGCAGTTATCTTCGAAGCTGCTATCAAGAGCAAACTTTCAGAAGAAATTGACCGTCTTGAAGATCAGTACAAAACTGAGCTTGAAGAAGCCACTCAGCAAACTCGTGATGAGTTAGTCGAGAAGGTTGATGGATATCTCAACTACGTTGTTGAGAATTGGATGGAAGAAAATAAGGTTGCTGTTGAAACTGGTTTACGCACTGAAATTGCTGAGTCATTCATGGAATCATTGAAGAGCGTATTCACAGAGCACTACATCGATGTTCCTGAGTCAAAAGTCGACCTAGTTGACGATTTGTCTGGACAAGTTGAAGAGCTTGAAGATCAATTGAATAAGTCTATCGAAGAAAATATGAAATTGAGTGAGTCTGTAGAAACTTTCACACGCGATAAAGTTATCGCCGAAGCATCGAACGGACTAGCTTCAACAGAAGCTGAGCGTTTAAAGACTCTAGTTGAAGATATTGACTTTGAAGACGCAGAATCATTTGCTAAGAAAGTAGAAACTGTTAAGCAGTCTTACTTCTCGAAGCCAGTGACTGAATCAATTGATGAGGTAGAAACTGCTATTGATGAGAATGGTGAAGAGATTGAAGTCTCACCATTAATGTCAAAGTATGTAACTGCTCTTTCACGTACACTTAAATAAAAAAAACCCAAAGGAGAACAAAAATGTTCAATTCTACTGACGCGCAGTCAAAGTGGGCTCCAATTCTTGAGCACTCTGAACTGCCTGAAATCAAGGACAACTATCGTAAGTCGGTAACTGCAGTCCTTCTCGAAAACCAAGAAAAGGCACTCCGCGAAGAGCGTGGTAATGCTGCTTATCAACTTAACGAAACTGCTGCTAACGCAACTGGTTCATCAATCGACAACTGGGATCCAGTATTGATCTCTCTCGTTCGTCGTGCAATGCCTAACTTGATTGCTTATGATGTAGCTGGTGTCCAGCCAATGTCTGGTCCTACTGGTTTGATCTTCGCTATGAAGTCACGCTACACTACTCAGGGTGGAACAGAAGCACTGTTCAGCGAAGCTGATACAGACTTCGCAGGTGCTGGTACACACGGTGGAGATTCTTCATCACTCCCAGCAGTAACTGGTGGATCTGGTGCAGATGGCGACGGTGTTAACGATTCATTCGGTGTTGGTACTGGTATGTCGACAGCTGCTGCTGAAGCACTCGGAACAGGTACAACTGGAGCAGGCGATTTCTCTGAGATGGCTTTCTCAATCGATAAGACCACTGTAACTGCTAAGACTCGTGCACTCAAGGCTGAGTACACAATGGAAATGGCTCAAGACTTGAAAGCGATTCATGGTCTTGACGCTGAGTCAGAACTGGCTAATATCCTTTCTACTGAGATCTTGGCTGAAATCAACCGCGAAGTTATTCGTACTATCAACGTTAAGGCTATCCTTGGCGCGCAGCAGTCAAACGTTGCTGCTACTGGTACGTTCAACCTCGATACAGACGCCGATGGTCGTTGGTCTGTTGAGAAGTTCAAGGGTCTGATCGTTCAGATCGAGCGCGAAGCAAACGAAATTGCTAAGCAAACTCGTCGTGGTAAGGGTAACTTTATCATCTGTTCATCTGACGTAGCATCTGCACTTGCAGCAGCTGGTATGCTTGACTATGCTCCTGCATTGGCAGCTAACCTGAACGTCGATGACACTGGTAACACATTCGCTGGTGTACTGAACGGACGCACTAAGGTCTATGTTGACCCATATGCAACTGTTGACTATGTTACAGTCGGATATCGTGGTACTAACCCATATGACGCTGGTATGTTCTATTGCCCATACGTCCCATTAACAATGGTTCGTGCGGTCGGTGAGCAAGACTTCCAGCCACGTATCGGGTTCAAGACTCGTTACGGCATGGTTGCTAACCCATTCGTTACTGGTGCAGGTTCTGCAGAAACTGGTACGAATCGTGCAAACCAATACTTCCGAATCTTTGCTGTTTCAAATATCTTAGCATAATCTCGGTAAGTTACATAATAA